GCTGTAAATATCTTCAAAAATGGACATGTTTGCCATTAAGTTTGTCAGTAGAACTTTTCTGCCACCATCCGACGTGATTGTTAAATCTAATATTTCTACGTTGCTTTGGTGTGAGTTATCTGCCATTCTTGTCGCCCTGCGCAAGTTCGTATTCTATTCTAGATAAATACTCTTTTCTGAGAAGCTTGATTTCTCGTTTCTTTTCATTTAGCTCTTGTTCGTGTGTTTTGTTGGTTATTGTTACAGACCCTGGAGCATTGTATGTGTAGTCTTGGTTGCCTATTCTCCAATGATGAACTCCGTTGGGTGAGTTTTTTGCGTTACCTACCCCAGGATAATTCGCGTCTATGTATTTGTTTAATTCAACATCTGAAAGTACCCAATCGTAGAATGGGTCAATTATGTCATTCATAAGTATTATCACCCAATGATAACCTGGGTCACCATAAATCTCAAAGGCTACATCCTCAATACGCTCCCCGTCTGTGACCGTGTACATATCATATACCCCTGCCTGATTTCTGACATTATCCGGTATATACATCCTGCGCGAAATATCTACTATATTTTCATTGTTATAATTTATTCTTGGTAGATTCAAAAAAAACATTTTAATACCCGAATCCAGGAGCTTTATCAAAATCTCCTGCCGTTACGATTTCTGATTCTTTGAATGAAATCTCTAATTTAATGTTTACTGGACTTCCATCCTCAAACGTAGACAATACAGAGTTTGGTGAGAAGTCTACGTTTACTGCTGTCACTACACTTTTTTTGAAACTCACAATCTCTTTACCTTTAATCATAGAAATTATTTGCCAAAGTGGAGGATATGATAAGTGATATTTCCCTACAGTAAAGCTAGGGTGTGAATATTTTTTAAACACCTTAATAATTTTCTGAACTGTGGCAGACTCTTCTTTAGATTCTGGAGCGAACATAAAGGTAAACTGAAATTCCCTGAATCCAATACCACGGAAAAACATTGTTTTCCTGGGATTTGGTATAACCCCTCGGTTTTTGTTTATTAAATCTTGGATTGTGCCACCAATGAGCGCATCTTTCGCTGCCTCTTTGCCAGCGGCTTTCAGTGCGCCCATCATGCTGCCACTATTCTTCCCGCGATAATAAGCATCAAGACCACGACCAAACATACCCGTATCTGACGCATCCCATTCTATCTGAGCGTTTGATTGTAACATCTCTGGGTGGTATAACGCGATAGGTTGTCCATCACCATAATCGGTCACATTCGCAGTAATTGCGTTTCCACTACCATCCTGAGACGCTGTGCTCTCGGTTGAGTGGTTGTGGATGATAGGAACGAACATCATATATGTGTCGCCTGTTATGTTTGGTGGGTACTGTAAACTAACTTCTGATGATTGGGTTGTCTTCTTAGTTGCCATGAAACTATTTAGTAAGGTCTACATAAATACAATATGGCCTATAGAGGAACATTCAGCCCGTCTAACCCAGATAAGTGGTATATATCCAAGGGTGGGCTTGGACACGGAAAAATTGAATATAGGTCCTTGTGGGAACTGAAATTTATGAGGTGGGCAGATACCCACCCTAGCGTATTGGCTTGCGCATCAGAGGAAGTTGTTATACCATACCGGTCGCCTATAGATGGAAGAATCCATAGATATTTTATGGACTTTTGGATTAAAATGAAAAATTCTGATGGTGAGATAGTTGAGAAGTTAATAGAAGTCAAGCCACACGCGCAAACAATACAACCTAGAAAGAAGAAAAACCAACGCAAATTTCTTTCTGAATGTAAGACCTACGCAATCAACCAAGCCAAATGGAAAGCCGCGCAAGTGTGGGCGGATGATAGAGGTATGGAATTTTTAATCATGGATGAATATTCCTTAGGTATCACGGAGCGCAAGAAGAGATGAGTAGTGTGTTTAGTAAAATCAAAAAATCGGTCACCTGGTTGAAGATTAAAATGAACAAAACTAACTGGAAAAAGGTTACAAAGCCAGAGCCAGGAAAGTTATATTTGTCTATTTATGATGCCAAGTATAAAGACACTCTACCTATATGGGATTCTGCCCCATTGTGTATGTATTGGAAGGCAGACGCGCAACATATAATGGGGCTTAATTTTCATTTTCTGCCGCCTCACGTACGAACACAATTGTTTAAAACACTAAAAAAGGCTGCCGGTAATAGAAAATACCCCCAGATTAGTTCGGCTCTTATTGCTCGTATTGCTTCCAATAAAGCCTTTGCTCCGGCAGTTCATAAATATTTGTTCAGCCACTTTAAATCTAATTTGGTTTTGGTTCCTGTTGAAGAATGGGAGAACGTGATACATTTGCCCTTGGCGAAGTGGCATAGAAATAAGTGAGGTAAATAATGGCGTTAGGCGACGTTGCTTCTATAATCAGCAAAGTAAATCCTTCAAATATATTCAGTGGATCAGGCCCTGACGGTCCGGGTAGATTGGGGTCACCCCAATATGCTATTGATGTTCTTTCGAATCAAAATGGAATAGGTCCGAGATTAGAGGCAGCATTCCTGGCGGCGAAAAGCAAGTATCTTCCTAAATGGTTGCGCATGTCTTTCCCTATTGATAATAAGAAGCAACCATTAGGTAAGGCAATCCACCTTCACCACGATGCGCACCCGACACCGAAGTCTCAAGCGAATTCCAAACTGGGTCGTGAAGGAAATGCTGGGTTTATGAGCAAAGATTCTGGAACCAATAACCCAAATTCCAAACTGGGTCGTGAAGGAAATGCCTTTTCCATCGGTGAAGGCGGATGGGGTGGAAGTGGTGCTATAGAAAGTATCCAATCACACGCAAAATCATTTACTCGTCCGACCAAGTACAGGGTTATTTTGTCTGCGCCAGACAAAATGCCAAATCAAGACTTCTCGATAGATACAAGTTTTTCGTGTTCTGCTGCTGTGCTGCCTGGGTTGTCATTATCTACGTTTGACTTCCGCGCAGGAGAACCCAACCTGACAAAAAGACCGTACGATGTGATCTATGAGGATGTGAAGTTGACCTTCCAAATATCAGAGAAGATGAAAGAGCATGATTTCTTTGAGCAGTGGATAAACTTCATTTATGATAATAACACAAAAACATTCAGGTATCCTAAAGACTATTATGCTGACATAAGTATTATACAGTTAGATAATTCACTTTCTGAGTTAAAATGGATTAATCTAATAGACGCATATCCCACAAGCATAAGCGAAGTTGCCTTATCTTACGATTCAACCAACACAATTTCAACCTTTGAAGTTGGGTTCGCTTATAGAAGTTGGGAAACACTATAACGCATAAGGAATTCTAAATGAGCCTACCAGTATTAAACGCACCAATACACAAAACCACGTTACCTGTATCTCTAGTTGAGGTCACTTTCCGACCATTTCTGGTGAAAGAAGAAAAAATAATGATTATCGCAGAAGCTGAAGACTCGGTTGATGAAATAGAAAATGCCGTTTCACAGGTCATAACCAATTGTACTTTTGGGAAAATTGATCCATATAAATTGTGTCAGACTGACCTAGAGTGGTTGCTTCTTCAAGTTAGAGGGAGATCTAAAGGTTTTGATGTTGATTTAGTGTTCCGGTGTGTTAATGAAATAGATAAAGAAGATAAAGATGGACATACGCATAAAGGTCCATGTAATTTCAGAAACGAAATAAAATCAAACCTCAAAACAGTTAAGGTGGTAGGTGGTAACGAATCGCAAATAATCCAATTATCTGAAGATATTGGAATGAAAATGAGAGAACCCACCATTGGCGTTTTACGTGCCATAGAAAAACTGAAACTGTCTGATGTCGATAGAGGGATGGCTATTATTATGGCTTCTATTGAATCTATATACAATAGGGATGAGGTATGGGCGGCTGCCGATTTGACGCGAGAAGAACTTACTGAATTTCTGGAATCGTTTACTGAGAGCCAATTCAACAAAGTGAAAGATTGGGGCGAAAATTCATCAGAGTTACAGCTTGAGGTTAATTTCATCTGTCAAAAATGTGGCGCAAAGGACAAAATAACAATCTCCGGGATGGAAAATTTTTTCGGTTAATCGTGATAAGTGACAATCTTGAATCTTTTTATAAATTGAAC